CTTTGCGGGTACAGAGTATCCCCGTTCAGGATCAAGAACATCCCTTTTCCGTTCCAGCCTTCACGGGCTACTTTTTGACCAGCTTTCAATGCTTTAATTGCTTCTCCAAAATTCATAGTATTACATTTTTATTGGTTTATTGTGTCAAGGGCAGGACTCGAACCTGCAATCGGGGTCGGTAGTTTAAGACTATGTACACTTGTCAAAAACATTTATAACCTTTCCTTTTTTCTGTGGTAGCTAACCCACAGGCGTTACCAATTCCGCCACCTTGACATTTGTAATCGTGATAGGATTCGAACCTATTCCAGCTTTTCCATACAGAGTCAGCCTTGCTGTTACTCAACCTTGGGGGGGTGCCTCCAACCAATGGACTCACGATTATTTGTACTCCCTATAGGATTCGAACCTATGACCTACGCATTAGAAGTGCGTTGCTCTATCCAACTGAGCTAAGGGAGCAAATAAAGCAGGGACACCGTTGCATCCCTGCCTTCACCAAAATCTGAAGTAGTCTACGTTAACCAGAGTCGGTTAATTATAAAACTTCGTGCCGGTAGAGGGACTCGAACCCACACGCTTTTGGGCACTAGATCCTAAGTCTAGCGTGTCTACCAATTTCACCATACCGGCATTGATGCTCTACGGGAGAGCATCGTCAAGAACATTAAGGGCTTGAGACAAATATAAGCTAAGCTCATCGGATTCAATAGTCTGATCTAGAATCTTGTCCAACTCCTTCTGCAGCTTATTGATGTGAAACCTAACATTATGTTTGAACCTAGAGTTCCCTTCAGTCTTGTCTAACAGTTCTTGTAGCAGCGATGCTGTTACAAAGATTTTAACCTCTAAACTCATTGTTTTATTTAGTATATTAGCCCGTTATGGGACGCAATAGAATGGCCGGTAAGCATACGTCTTACGATAGCAGAAACATGTCACCTGCAGCAATCAAGAACAAGCGTGCATACGACAAAGCCTACGGGGCTCAATCTGCGCTTATCAAATACCGAACTGAGCTCAACAAAAAGAATCGAGAAGACGGTACTTACGGTAATGGGGATGGGCAAGACGTTGCACACACCAAAGACGGGTTGAAGAACAGACGTAACAGAAGACGTAACCGTGCCAACAACGGGCAGAAAAAGGGTAGGTCCCAACGAGCTCCACGAAGAGGAACTCGTTCTGGGTCCTAGTTTTACTTCTCCCAAGTCTTAGAGATGTTAGTGTCTGCCTTGAGCAGCCCGTTCTTGATTATAACCTTAGCAGCTTCCTCCATCAGCTCTGTCATTCTCTCTTTCCACTGCTCAGCTACACCCTCTCTACAGATAGTATCTATCTGATCGTGCACAGTCATAACAATCTTGACATCCCCCGCCCACTGTGAAGTATTGACCTCGTTGAAGATCTTCACTAGTGCGAGCTTTGTCATATCAGCTGAGCTACCCTGTATAGGGGTATTCTTAGATGCTCTCTCAATAGAGCCGAGCTCAATCATTGCTGAACGATTGTCATACATACGTGGGTACCAGTTACTAAACCAGCGTCTACGTTTGTATGGTCTGAACGTACGGATATACCCTCTACGTTTCCCAAAGTCCCCAAGAGAATCCAAGAAGCTCTTGATAGATGGGAAGGCTTGAAAGTATTTTTCGATTAGTTCTTCTGCCTCCTTCTTAGATATGTCCAAGGTATCAGCCAGCTTGTGCGGACCCATACCATAAGCCAATCCAAAGTTGATTGTCTTTACAGAAGTACGAAGCTGCTTGTGCTTTTTACAATTGCACTTAGCTTTCGACTTCATGTAAGCACAGTCAGGTTCAGCTGCATCTACCCATTCCTGTCCGAAAACCAAATCAGCACATACAGAGTGCAGATCTTGATTATTCTGTAGAGCAGATAGAAACACAGGATCTTGACTACCATAAGCAATAACGTTTAGCTCCTGAGATGAGTAGTCTGAACTAACAAACACCCACCCTTCAGGTGCTATGAAACAATTACGGTACTTGTTATCCGAAGGTATCTGCTGCATGTTTGGGGAACTAGAACTAACCCTACCTGTATCTAGGATCTGTTGAAAGTTCGTGTGTACCCTCCCATCACAGCTTACAAACTTGAAGAAGCTTGTACCGTACGCATTAGCAAGCTTAGACTTCTCCTTGTACTTAACGTACTGGTCAATAAGCGTGTGCTTACGTCTAAACTTGTACAGCTTCTTCCCATTCACATCCTCTAGTTTGGGTTCTAGATTCTGGAACAGCTCTAGTATCTGACTAGGTGAGTTCCAATTGATGTGAGTCTTTCTGAGCTCCTCTTGCGGTGTAAAGAGATCAGCTTGTATTGGGAGTTTGTAATGCTGTAGTCGTTGATCAGCAAGCACGTAGTCATCTAGTAGTAGTTCAGCATCCTTAGCTGCCTTGACATTGTCTTTAGCAAGCTCAGTCCATGCATCCTTGTCTACCATCAGACCTTCGTACTCAATCTCTGAGAACGCAACCACAGCTTCATTCTCCAGATCTACAATCATACCCAACTCCAACTCTGTAATCTTAGGGAGCTGATGCTGTCGTAGTTGAATCAAATACTCAACGTCCTTAGCACCGTACACAATCTGTTGAACTGAATATGGTTGCCCAACTAACCCAACAAACTGATTACGTGTCGACTTGTCCAACTCTACGTTCAGGTACCTGTCACACAGCTTAGCCAGAGAATACCCGTAGTCTGCTTTACCACAGTTCAGGACTTTCTCCACTAAGAACGTGTCGTAGATGCATCTGGTTTTGATCCCAGCCCACATCTTGATGAACTTGTAGTCAAACTTAGCGTTGTGAAAGATCTTGACTATTGTCTCTGACTCAAGGACCTCTCGTAGCGGCTCGATAGATACAAAGCGTGTATCAATAACGAACTGCTGTTCAAGATCCCCGATCTGAAACATGATCATCTTCTTACAGGTGAAGTCGAAACCTTCAGTCTCAGTATCTACCCCAAGAACCTGCTTAGTCTTACAGTACTCTACGCACTGTTCAATCGTCGACAGGTTCAGGTTCTCCTTGTGAGTTAGGTCTTGAGTCTGGGAAATGAAGTGGATTTTTGTGTGCATAGTTCAAAATTGTGCTAGCATACTGGATTGTGTAGGATTGCCCCCCAAATATAAAGGAATCCTCTCCAGCATCAATAGCTTTGTTATACGCTGTTGAAAGACCTTCGATACGATCTTGCTTCATTAGCATGTAGATATTTTTCATGTGTCCCATAGGGCAAGAGATTAGCTTGATGATAGTGAACAAATAATGATGCTCCGTGATGAGCTCGAGGTTAGGGATTGTTTTTGAATTTATTTTAAGCAACACCTATGAGCAAATGCAACAAGTGCAAATGCTCAAGGTGAAGCTCTACGTTATATCCAAGCAACGTATAATAGCCACCTGATACTAGTAGACAACTAGTTCAGGATTACAGTATGTTTGGCACTGTTAAGCACAATTTTAGCAGATATGCTGTACTTACACATATCTCGGGCGGTTAGTCCATCTTTCTCCGCGTTTACTAGTCGCGACTCTAGCTGCAGATACTACAGTAACCAACTGTAGCAACCCCTGATTTACTCTCAGAGGTTTTTAACAACAAGCATCCTCAGTTGAGGCTTAGGCTGCCCAACTTCTTGGTTGTATAGCTCGCTGTCTGTCTTTAATAAGTTAATGCCCCGACGTACGCCAGACTCCTGCTATCTCAAGGATGACTCCACCTTTAGCTGGCGCTAATGTTTCATAGTCTAACAGGTATCCTGAAAATCTGATAGCACGTACGCCTTACGGGCATGCTTTCCACTGCAGTTATCACTCTGCTTCTCTCATGTGTGGCACACTAGCGGTTAATAGCCGCATGTGAAGATGTAGGGGAGTTCAACCCCCTACACCTTGTAACTCTTACGAGTTAATGTCCGTAAAAGGACTTGAGGCGGCTTGTGTCTGAGTGACACCAGCTGCAGGTGCAGCATCAGCCTCCAAAAGTACATGGTCTACGGTACCACCTGGAGTGCTGAGTGCAAACTCGGTGTTACTGAAGATGTACTGACCTTTGTGCAGGATGAAGTCACCGTCACGACCCTTACGCTTAGCCTCTGTCTCAAGGTTAGAAGCTTGGTAAGGAGTAGGTACAGTGGTCTCTGACACACGTACACGAAGTACTGAACCTTCCCCAACAGATGGGTTGAGAATGTTCAGAGGAAGAACCTCACGACCTCGATCATCAGTCATCCAACCGGGGTTAGAATCTGACAAGTCAATGCCCAACAATTCGCTTGCGTCAGTAGGTTCTACTGATTGCCAAGCCCGACGTGCACCCTGTTGTGAGAAACGGGAGTCGGATTTGTTGAACATGGAAATCAAATTGGGGGTAGCATTCGCTGAGGTAATGACCTCTGCCAACTCCAATTGCAATTTACCACCTTGTACACGACGTGCGTGAACGAGGAGTGAGTTCCCAGCTTTGAGGGTGCTGAGTGAACCGCTGTTAATCATGTTTTTCATGATCCTTCTGTTAAAAGTGCACCCACTCGTTGGCAGGGTGCCTCTCCATTAATTGAATGTCGATTGGTATTGAATCTTAAAGTCTTCAGCGGCTTCTTTCCCGAAGTCCTGTTGTATGGCCCAGATTGTTGTCTGAGCATACTCCAGTTTGAAGATGTATTTGAGGTTCAGAAACAGTAACTCTTCCATGACTCAAAGCTTTTGAATGGCTTCCATGATAAGAGTTACATCTTCTTCGTTGCAGTATCCTACTACATCGTTGTGATCTGCGTCTTCTACAAGAGCAACAGACATATCGTCTCTGTCAAGGTATACGCAACCCAACTCCCCGTCTTTATTCATAAAGCCAACCTCGTAAGGTTTGTCATCTGAGGTAAAGAACCAACTGCTTCCTGTGACAACTGAAATGGTTCGCCCGTTATCAAAGTCAATAAAAGCTGCTTTACCTCCTTCAGCGTTTGGGTGAGGAATGAATGTCAAGTCTTTAAACGTTTTCATGCGTGTGAATGATTTTGAAAATGCGAAAATTTGAGTTTTGAAAAATGAGCAATCTACAAGAAAGTGCTATACCCTAGTATGTGTGTGTTTAGGGTGATGAGCAAAATGAGGTAGAAATGCGTGAGGAGAAACAGGCTAACATGCTCACGCTATTTGCACACGTAAGGAGCTGACTCTGATACTATTTCTATGTAGAAGTCAGCTTGTGTGTCCATGATAGTGTAACAAGACTTCGTAGTGAGCTTGTGTGTGCATGATAGTGTGCCAGTGTAAGGAACTGTCTTTGAATTTATTTTCTACTAAAAAAGGGGAACCCGAAGGTCCCCCTCTATCAATGCCTGTTACAAGGTTTATAACCACGCTTAGCAAGTTTAGCGTTACGTTTAGCGTGAGCTTTGTAATCATACCCACGATGTTGAGTTGCACAGCTAGCCATAAACAGACCAGCCATGCAAATGATCAGTAGTTTCTTCATTGTTACTTTTTTGCTGATAATACAAAAGCACCAGCTGCACAAAGTACGAGTGCGCCAGTGACAGATACTATAAACAATCTCTCTTGTGTATCAGGATGGAACTCATTTGCCCATCCTAAGATAGGAAGTCCAACGAATGCAGAGAATGTAAAGAATGCCGCAAGGCTAATCAATGCGGTCATGTAGATGTTGAAGACAAGATCTTTCATCTTAGAAAAGAATTAAAGGGGGACAGAGTCCCCCTGTTAAACACTTAGTACGTGAGGTACAGTTGCTCGACGCTGTCAGAAAACTTGAAGGTCTCACCGGTCTTCTTGTCGGTACGAGTAACAGTCTTCCAACCCCCAGGGATGGTGATCTCGTCGCCGACTTTCTTGCCGGCAATTACAGGGTTGTCCTTGTAACGAACATAGACTGTACGCCCAACAGCGTCGAAAGGGTTAATAGAAAGTTTGATCATGGCGTAAGTCTCTGACTGTGAAAAGCCGATGATCTTGGTGGTGATAGATGCGTTCATTTTGCTTGGATTTTTAACGCATTATGTGGGAATATTCCCAAAGGTTGAGATCTCTCTCTGAAATTATTTTTTCGCTGCAATAAGGAAAACTCCAGATATTGCACACCCGAACAAGCCGGGTAGGTATGCACCCTTTACAATAGAGATCATACCAATTACCCCCATAGCTACTGCTGCGAGGGCAAAGAATCGTTCGAAGAATCGTTGAACTTTCATTACAGGTTGATATTCTGAACTGTGAACACTATGTCTCCACGGTTAACAGTCCAGTAGGATTTGTAATACCCCTTAGTATCAGGAGCTGAATTGAAGAGGAACTCTTTGTCCTCCATTTTGATGAGGTCACTTGTAGTGACGAACTCACCTGTTACTTTATTAGGCACAGGGAAGAGTATTAAGAGCCCACACTATGTATGATAGTGCAGGCTCATGTTACTAATTAATCGTTGATAACGAAAGGGCTAAAGTCGTCTACTACTATGCCCTTTACAATAGAGGCTCTGACGTTACGAAGCCTCTTGATATCCAACTCCTTCTGGAGGATAGATATCTCGGTCTTCAATGCAGAGAACTTCAACCAGTTATCTGGGGAAGAATCGAACTCTAACATAACCTCAGTCTTCTCAGTACCCTTCTTGCTATGGATATTGTAGCAACTGCATGCACCAAGGTTTAGGTCCTTAGCCATAGCCTTTACTTCCGTAGCCATGTGGTGGTTATACTTAAGACGAATTTGAGCAATAGTTGCTCCGCGAAGTGTGGGTACTAACCGTACCCCGAAGTGATCGAACATGTTGCTTGGATTATGTTCATTGTGTGGCAATAGTGCCGAAGGATAGGGCAGCTCTCTGAATTTATTTTAAACTCAGGCATAGCCGCGCTGTATAGTACAGGCTGTGCGCTGTGCTACTGGTACCTGCTATCACCTAGGTACTGGTGCTGCACAGCTGGTACGCATCTACTGCTACCGTATAGCCGTGTACTGGTATTGTTGCGCATCCCATGCTGCGTATAATTTTGCAGGGGGATACGTTCAATGCCACAAGTATGGTGGGGTCTTTGAATATATAGGTCCACGCATTCGAAAATACCCCCAACTAAAAATTTTTCCCCCAATAATTTTTTGTATACTTGCAGCTTAAGTGGCAACACCCCCATGTGTTATCACCCTTGAGGACCAGACGGACAGTAGAGGGTCAGAAGTCGGGTTGTAGACTGCAGTCTTGTAATAATAGACGAACATAGCGGTTGAGATGTCCCCGATAGCTACGCAAAGTGCATTGATATAAAACTCTAGGCGGGAGTTAGACTATAGGCTGATAGAAATGTCCCCGCAAAGGCTAAAGACGGTAGAGTAGAAATTCAATGTTAATCAGAACACAAGGGGGTAGGTGTGTCTAGCAGTAAACGATGGGATTATTCATATTCAATAGGGCGCTAATTAGCAGTAGATCTGCAAAAGATGGGGCATCAGACATAGATCTGTTTGCAGCCCCTGTACAAAACTTAGCGAATGTCACTAGCACAGAAGGGTTAGTGACTTTGTACTTTAAGGACGGTAATTCTTTTACAGCATTTACCGGAGGTACCACTAATGTTAGGGGGTACGAGTACGCACAGGTCGAGTTATCTGTAAATGTTGGGGATGAGCAGTTCGTAGTACGAGAGTTAGGAAAACTCTTGAGCCAAATACAAAAAGGAGAGCGTACTACAATCACTATAGACGTCCCCCAGGAGACTTATAGTATCCTAGGAGTCACCGGGATTAACTCCATCAAGAGATTTAATGATCTCACTACCCTTACCACAGACCCATCTACAGGAACAGGAACATCTGAAAGCGCTGAGAGAATAGAACTTGAAGTTAGATTCGATGAAGCGGCTGCAAAGGGAGATCCTCTATATATTACTGGGTACAACGTAGGGCAAGCTAGAATTACTGTAGCAAAAGCAGATGCCTCTGACTCTGCAAAGATGCCATCTATTGGGTTAGCAGATGCTGCTTACTCTCTTAATGATAACGGGAAGGCGCTCACTATGGGCAGCCTTGTAGATGTTGATACCTCTAGTTTTTCTGAAGGAGATGTTTTGTACGTTGCTGCTTCAGGAGGACTAACAGCTACAAAACCTACTGGGAGTAATCTTATCCAGAACGTAGGTAAAGTTGGGAGGAGTAACGTCAACAACGGGGAGATTGTCGTAATGGCAATCGGTAGAAGCAATGATGTCCCAAACCTAACCACAGGTAAGTTCTTTATTGGGTCAGCATCTAATAGTGTAGAAAGCGCCTACACCCTCCCGACTGCAGATGGAAGTGCTAATCAAATACTAAAGACTAACGGGGCAGGTGCTGTATCCTTTGCTAACGAGGCTGACACAACCTACACCGCTGGAGACGGACTGGACTTAGCAGGGACTGAGTTTAGTGCAGATCTAAAAGCAAACGGTGGTATTGTCGTTGAGTCAACAGAACTTGCTGTAGATCTCGGGGCTAGTAGTATTACTGGTACACTTGATATTGGGGATGGGGGTACAGGTCAGACAACTCAGCAGGCTGCACTTGATGCCGTAACAAGCGCATCTAGCGGTACTACTGGTCAGGTCTTAACTACTGACGGGACCAATGCATCATGGCAAGATGCTTCTGGAGGCGGGTATAAGATGCTCCAGACGTACTCCTACTCTGACACGGGAACTACCGATAAGTTTTTCGTGCAGAATGCTACCACAGAAGTTTCTGGAAGTAATGCAGCGAGAGACTATCGTTCAGCGTTTGCAGTTCCTGTAGCAGGATCTATTGGTGATTGTACTATGATGGGTGGTTCTGCTGTCAATGGTAATGCATACAGGCTGTATGTATGGATAGACAATACTTCTACTTATTACTCAGAGGCTACTGGAGGTGATTTAGCAGGGGGCCGATACACTGTAAGATGGACATCTTGGAAGAATGTCTCTGACGACTCAGATGCATCAGACCCATCATTCTCAGCAAATGCATACTTGGCGTTTCAGCTCGTGCCTACTGGCGTACTAGCTAACCCCGGCAGTGTTTCACTCGCTGTACTAACATCGCACACATGACAATAGCAGACTACCAGTCAATGACTCATGAAGAAAAGAATAACCTCTTTCCAGAAGAGATCATTAACGTATTTGATGAAATCATTTCTAGACTAGAAGCATTAGAGAACCCATGAAATTAAAACTATACAGAATCAACTCTCAAGAAGACTACACTTGCGGGCTGTTATTCTTAGAAACAGAAGACGGTCTGGAGTTTTTGTGCTACACTTTAGAAGACGAGCATAGAGACGTCAAGGTCATGCATGAGACACGAATACCAGAAGGTGAGTACAAGATTACTTTAAGAACCACAGGAGGCCACCACGCCAAGTATTCAAAAAGATTTGCAGACATACATAAAGGAATGCTATGGCTGCGAGACGTTCCCAACTTCAAATGGATACTTATCCATTGCGGTAACACTGACGAAGACACGTCAGGATGCATTCTACTAGGTGAGACGCAAGGCCCAAACTTTGTGGGTAAAAGTACTAAAGCGTACTTTGACGTATACCCAAGAATAGCTGATGCTATTGCTAGTGGGGAAGAAACGTCAATAATTATTGAGTGCGTATCCTGATATGAAAAACATTGCTCTACTCCTACTTGTATTCTTAGCATCCTGTGCTCCTACCGAGGTATATTCTCCAAGAACTAGAGAGCCGATAGAGTATCATGCCACACCTTTTGTTACAGAAGTTGAGTGGGACATAGACTTTGGGGAAACTGGTCAGATGGCTTTATACTGTGAGACTATATACATTACAGTAGAAAAAGGAGAAAATGGGGACGTTCTGTTAGTTTTAAGATCAGACAGGTCTGACTAATGAAAGCTCCACTAACCTTTGAGCAGTTCGTAAAAAACCCCACTATGGCGGTGTTCTTTTTAGTAACACTGGCGGTGGGGTATCTCTATATAGACAACAGGGTCAACTACACAAACCAGATAGAAAACTGCGGGGAGAGGGTGCTTTACTTAGAGGGTAAGCTAGACGAGTTATCAATCAGACTTCATCGCAGCGATAGCGTACTAGCTAGAACCGCTGCCAGGCTGGAGGTGCTAAACGAGCTATCCAATGAATAGAAGAACTTGGGTAACTCTACTAGCGGTAGCGATTGCTCTTCTATTGTTAAGAGCTTGCCCACGAAAAGAAAAGGTAACTTACTCTACTGAAGAGGTGGAGGTAAAGACCTACATAGATACTACTGTGTATACTGTTATAGACACGCAGTTCATAGCTATCGAAAAAAGAATTGAAAAAGCTGTAACCAAGGCAGAAACAAAGGTTGAGGTTATGGTAGAAGAAATGGTGACACTAAAGGCTGAGGTAATTGAGTACGAACAGGGGTTGAAACAAATTGTGTACGATACTGTAGAAGTTAAAGTTGAGCCGGACAGCGTAATGATCTACAACGTGTTTGAACACGCTGAGACTTACGGAAATGAAACCTACATACACAGAGACACCATTCAGTCTAGAAAGGTTTCTAGAGAGTATATACAGAAATACATAATCAAATGAGAGCAGCACTACTTATACTACCCTTACTGCTTCTGGGATGTACAAAAGAGATTATACCTGAAGCTCAAGATACCAGAGTATCCTATCAATCACTGGGCAACATACTGCAAGGAGATTATCACTGTTACAGAGCAGAATATCCTGACGGGACTAATACTTATCACTTCAACGCATCCGTGATGCTTGAGCTAATCGGCGACTGGCAGACTACCCCGTCTGCGTTCGACTTGAATGATGACCAGATCGTAGACACCCCAGACATGCTTGATGGGATCGGTGGGTATGGATCTCTACAACCAGACTATCCTCCACTGACAGACTTCACTCCGTTCGACAACTTCGGAGAAGGAAACACTTGGCTGACCTATACAGGCTCTGATCCTGACATTGTATTCGGTTGGATGCACCGTACACCGTATGACGAAACCAACGACCCTAACTACGTAGGGTACGAAGGTATCTATACATGGACCTTTGATGTAGTACGATCAAGTGGTACTGTGTACTACTACTTTGTATCGGTGTAACTTTACATAAAACATTTTTGTATATCTTTGTCCAAAACCAATTACAATGGACATGGATATTAAGTTCCAACCCACACGAGACTGGGTTGTGCTACCGATGCAAAAGAAAAACCAGACTGATTCTGGTATTGTACTTCACGGCGGGGCAGAGAACACCCTGCGAAGTAACGTACTCCCAGTAATCGCTGTTGGTCCCCAATGCACACACATCAAGAAAGGGGACACTGTTATGGTACACCCTACAAGTGAAGGTCTAGTTATTGAGCTGGACGAGGGGGAATTTGTTATGGTAAATGAGTTCATGATCTGCGGAGTATTTCCTGAGAAATGAACGGGACGGTAACAATATCGCTTGAAGACTTTAAACAACTTGAGAACGCTCAAGATCTCGCCACTAAAATGAGAACAGGAACACTTCAGGCTGCAAAAGAGCTTGAGGTGTTCCTTTCTTTTTTATGTACCCGAGAAGATATCAAGCCATACATAGACGAATTTAACAAGCAAGCCAAACGAGCTCAGATCATACTGAACGACGGGCGAGCCAAAATAAAGATCAATGAAGAAGCTTAAGATTAACGCAGACACTACGCTTAAGTATCTTCAAGTGTTTAACGGGATACTTGAGCTTACATACCGTGAGCTGCAGGTACTCTCTAAACTCATTGATTTAGGGGAGACTGTAGACCTATGCTCCTCCACTAACAAGAAACTAGTGGCAGACGACATGGGGATTAAAGACTACAACACCCTAAACAACTACGTGAAGCGCTTGAAGGACAAAGGCGCCATCAAAAAGACCAAGGACGGGTACGCACTAAACCCGCTGCTGGCCAAAGAGAACAGAGTAGTTATTGAAATCAACACACCATGAGTAAGCCATCATTCCTACAAATGGTAAAGAACTTTGCTTCAGAGGTATCTGAGTATGTAAAGCAGGGTGCCCCAAATGTCACTGAAGCAGAGTATGCAGAACGGGTACAAGAGTGCGATGCATGCCCACACCTAGAGAGAGACCACATGAGATGCGGGCTGTGCGGGTGTTATGTAGAGCACAAAGCGAAATGGCAAACTGCTAACTGCCCAGACAGCCGGTGGAAGAAGATAGTCGTAGGAGAGAAAGGAACTAAAGTAAATATACGTGGACGAGAAGACGATAATTCAGAGGCTGTCGATCAAGTACAATCTCCCGATTCAAAAGATTGAGGAGATAGTGTACTATCAGTTTAAATACGTAGCTGAAGTAATGAAAGCTGGGAAGTTTGAGCACATCCGACTCCCATATCTAGGCAAGTTTCATGTGAACCCAAGAAGAGTAAAGCACCTCAATGAAAGATCTGCTAACAATAACGGAGAATAAAGTAATCCCATCAGCATATGCACTGGCGATCCCAGAATTTAAAGTCCTCAAAGCGAACGAGTTGGCATTTGTTTACTTTTTCACGGACCACGAGTCCCCGTACGCTCCGTACGATGAAGATGAGCGGGAAGAAAAGCTCGAAGAGGACCTAAAGGTAAAAGCCAGTGCCAAGGTTAGGGGTGCTATCGACAAATATAAAGAGCTGTCAGAAACTTCTGCAGTAAAACTGCTAAAAGCCGCACGAGCATCTGTAACTAAACTAGAGAAGTACTTTAAAACAGTAGATCTCACGATGCTAGATGACAACGGAAAACCTATATACCACGCAAAAGATCTGGTCAGCAACCTGTCCAACATGGGTAAGGTGGTATCCAGCCTAGATGAGTTGGAGGAGCTAGTCAAAAAGCAGAAGCAACGAGAAAACCCTAACCGTGGTGGGGTAACAACTAACAAATACTCGAGTTGAAGTTTAAGAGTACACATCTATTCTCCCCTGCTGCTACTCATTTCAAGGAGTATGGGTTCTACACCGATGCTATCCCGGATACTAAGGAGTATTACGAGTTCTGGGACGAGGAACGCAAGAGGTGCCTACTTGGGTATGAGCTAGATGGGGTAAAAATTACAGGGTATCACTACTTCTACCTAAACTACTGCCCAATCGACCGTGCAGTAGACGCATATCTCCCAGATGGGACTAAGATTGCGCAACGTGAGCGCACATTCCCAGCATTCTATGATGGAGACTACGACTACTTCCACCAAGTAGACAAGTGTCGTAAAGAAAACCGCCATTTGACGGTGCTGAAGGGTAGACGTAAAGGGTATTCGTACAAATCAGGGTCAATGATGGCCAGGAACTACTTTCACGTACGCAACTCCAAGAACTTTGTATTTGCTGAGCAGAAAGAGTACCTCATCGGGGATGGGATACTGTCAAAGGCGTGGGATTTCATCTCATTCATAGATGATAACACAGCATGGACCCAACCACGCTTGATTGACAAGGAGATGCACAAACAGTCTGGGTATAAGAAGCGTGTGAACGGGGCAGATGTAAGTCTTGGTATGAAGTCACAGATTATTGGGGTATCACTCAAGGACAACCCAGATAAAGTACGTGGTAAAGCGGGTGAGCTAATCTTCTTCGAGGAGGCAGGTTCATTTAACGGACTACTCAGGGCTTGGGAGATAGCTATGCCTACAATGCGTCAAGGATCTAAGACACTCGGTACCATGATTGCGTTTGGTACTGGGGGTGAGGAGGGTCACGGGTTTGAATCGCTAGAAGAACTATTCTATCATCCTGATGCGTACGACTGTTTGGGGTTTGACAACGAGTGGGATGCAGGAGCTATGGGTACTAGGTGTGGATACTTTGTCCCTATCTACCAAAACCTGGATGGGTTTATAGATGAAGATGGGAACTCAGATATTGATGGGGCTATTGCTTTTGAAGAGGAGCAACGTTCTAAGAAAAGAAACGCCAACGACCCCAAGGCACTTGACCAGTATGTAGCAGAGCACCCATTCTCACCTCAAGAAGCTACACTGCAAGTAACCGCTAACTTGTTCGACGTCAACTCTCTAAAGGAGCAGTACAACAAGGTCAAAGCCCACAACCTAGAAAATGAAGGAACTGCAGGGGTGATGTACTACGACAAAGAGAACGTTGTAGCCTTCCGCCCTAATGCAGACAAGCACCCAGTATACAAGTTCCCACACAGGAAAGGGGACAAGATAGAAGGAGCCCCAGTTGTATACGAAGCCCCATACAGAAACTCAGACGGGGATGTCCCGCACAACTTGTATATAATCTGCCATGACCCCTATGCACAATCAGGGCAAGGAGTAGCAGAATCATTAGGAGCTGCATATGTACTCAAACGCCCAAACAACCTATCAAAGCCAGACGATATCATTGTAGCATCTTACATAGGTAGGCCCCAGACTCAAGACGAGTACAACAAAAACCTATTTATGCTAGCAGATTACTACAACGCCAAGATTGGGTTTGAGAATGATCGAGGTGAGCTCATTGCATTTGCTAAGAGATACCGCAAACTACACAAGCTGCAAGAAGAGTTTGAGATGCTAGACAAACGAGAGCTAAGATCTAAAACTACTAGACGACAATACGGGATGCACATGACCCAGCAACGTAAGCGACAAGGAGAGCTGTATATACGTGACTGGTTGATGAGTCCAAGAGGAACAGACGAAGATGGGAATGTAACGCTAAACATGCATAAGATCTACGACCCAGCGCTTCTACAAGAGTTAATCAAGTTCAATCATAAAGGGAACTTTGACCGTGTTATGGCCTTAATGGTAGGAATGTACCACACGCGAGAGTTATATAATAGAGAGGTGGTCGAGATTACCTCTGACAGATCCCAAGACGACTGGTTTGATAAGAATTATAGATAATTTTGCAAGGATATGTACGGCTCACATAAGATTCCCCAACAACGTCTTCCCCTTTCTAAGAAAACCAAGAAGTGGAGAGAAGAATGCGTAGATGCTTTCATCAATCTATCGAAGTTCGGGCTATCTGAGCGACGTAACTATCTCAAGACCCTCTACGACTATTACAACGGAGAGATTGATGAGCAGGACTACAAGTACGTTCTTAAGCCGTACGGACGTACTAGAGAGAACTTCCCATCAAAGCTCCGCAACTACAACATCCTCAAGCCAATCATAGACTTGTTGCTGGGGGAAAAGGCTAAGCGCCCGCTAAACTTTACAGTAGCAGTTAAGAACGGGGATGCAATCTCTTTGAAAGAAGAGGCTAAGAAGCAAACCCTAATAGCTGCAATCCAGAAGATGTTTGCGCAGCAGATGGTAGCGCAATCTGATCCTGATGCTGGGGCAGAGTCTCAGTTAGACCCTAATCAACTCCCTAAGCAGATACTAGAGCAGTTCGAAACTTCATACGTAGACGATAGAGCGATTAAGGGTCAGCATGCTATAAACTACATCATCCAAAATGAGGAGGTGTACGACAAGCTGCAGAAACTATTCTTTCACTTCCTAGTATCTGGAGAATGCTATACAGAGAAAGGTGTACGACGTGGAGAGCCGTTCTACGACGTACTGAACCCTCTGGATATCGACTTCGACAAAGATCCAGATATTGATTTTGTAGAGGATGGGGATTGGGCCATTGTCAGAAAGTTTGCTCACGCATCTACAATCATTGATCAGTTTGGGGAGTACTTAAGTGATGCGCAGATCCTTGAGCTAGAGAACCCACAACAAACCTCTGTAGACTCATACCTGCTATACAGAGCTGAGGCTTCTGGCGCAGACGATAACATCTACCGTAACAGGTTAGTTGAGTGCGTTACAGTCTACTGGAAAAGTAGAAAGCGAATTGGGTTCGTATCATACATGGACCCAACTACCGGAGCAGTAGAAGAGTTTGAAACCCCTGAGGGGTACCGAATGCCTAGCGAAATGAAAGAGCTCGGGGGCAAGGTTACTTACGAGTGGGTAAATGAGGTATGGAAAGGAACTAAGATTGATGGTAGATTCTTTGTAGATATCAACCCAGTCTCTAACCAAAGATTGTCACTAGACAATCCTTCAAGATGTAAGCTGCCAGTCAACGGGAGAAAGTATTCGGATATCAACTCGAATAACGTCTCAATAGTCAGCCTAGGCATCCCGTACCAGCTCAACTATAATATCTTCAAGTACCGCATGGAGCTTGCGATCGCTCGATCTAAAGATATCATCGCCCAATTCGATATCAACATGATCCCCAAGAAGTGGGACATGGATAAGTTCATGTACTACGTTGAGGGTACTGGGATTGCCTGGGTTGATTATAACAAAGAGGGGATGCAACTATCTCCGCAACACCAGTCCGTTCTAGACATGTCCATTAAGACTATTGGGCAGTACATCAGCTTATTGGAATCTATACAAGTAGAGTGGGAGAAAATCTCTGGGGTAAATAGACAACGTCAAGGATCTATCGGGCAGTATGAGGGCAAAGGCTCTTCGCAACAAGCAATTGTACAGTCATCTCACATTACTGAAGACATCTTCCGCAAGTTTGCAAACTTCGAACAACGAGAGCTGCAAGGCCTACTGGACTATTCTAAAGAGGCTTGGCTGACTGGTAAGAAAGGAATGTATGTAATGCCTGACTCTACCATGCAGTATGTAGATATTGACTCCATGAAACACATGGAGAGTGAGTACGGGGTATTTGTATCTGACGCAGGAGTTGACATAGAGAAGCTCAAACAAGCTAAAGGTTTGGCCCAGGCTATGATTCAGAACGGTACCCCCGCATCTGAGGTTCTAGATATGTTCGATACGGACAACTTCGCAGGTATTAAGAGCAAGATTAAGAAGGCGGAGAAAGCTAGACAAGAACTTGAGCAAGCGCAACAGCAAGCACAACAACAGGCTCAGCAGCAACAAGCTCAAATACAGCAGATGGGTATCCAACAGCAGGGTATTGACAAGGAGAAAGATCGTCAGCTAGAAATAGAACTAGCCTTGATTGCAGCAGAGTCTAGAAATAGTGAGTCTCAGGACAGCATGAAGATGCAGGACATGATCAAGAAGCATGAGCAAAAAGATCGAGAACTAGACATCAAAGAGCAGGAGCTCGCTCAGAAAATGAATCAATCTCCTGAGCAATGACCAACGCTGAGAGACGGGAATTACTAAATCGAACTAAACAAGCACAGGCTCAAGGATTCCAGGGATCTGTGCTTGATGTGTTTCAAAACCCCATAGCTCTTCAAGACTTTGCTATGGAGCAGCAAATGCAACAGCAGCAGCAAATGCAGGCTCAGCCTAGAAATGTTGAAGTAGCTGCTACCCCAGAACAACAAGAGCAAGGACTTAGAGGGAGATCCCAACAAGATGCCCCAGGAGCTATGGTATTCCCAAATGTCCCTCCTAACACCCCATTCAATACAGTTGGGATGAAGTTCCCTGTTAACATAGAGAAGAGGGATGAGATGGGGCACTTAGTAGAGTCGCATCAGAACGTACCCCCTGGATTAGTAAACATTGGGACAGGGCCTAAGAAAGGGACAGTTATAGAGACACCTGCACAGAAAAGATATGGGGGTTATAGGAACCTCCCAAAATACTAAGTGCTATATTTTAATTAGTACTATAAAAAAAGTTTTTACAAAAGCAAACCCAAACACTTTAAATACTTTTGCAACATGGCAACACCAGACGACAAATTAGATCTAGACTCAATCTCCTTCGATGATATGATTGGAGATGGGTTGGCTTCTATCCCAGACATTGAAGATGTTGAAGAAGAAGTACAAGAAGAAGAGCCTCAAGACGAAGAGTTTGAGGACACAGTTGAAGAAACCGAAGAAGAGTTTGAGCAAGAAGACGAAGGTTATGCTGACGAGTATAATCAAGAAGAAAGAGACGAAGACGAAGACCCAATCGAAGGTGAGGGGGACGGAACTGTAGCCTTTGAAATTGCTAAGACTCTTGGATTTGAACTTGAGAACGAGTACGCAGATACTGTAGAAGGACTTACAGAGTTTACTAGAGACCTTGCACAAGAAGTTGCAGAGGATCAACTAGAGTCACTGTTCCAACAGTTCCCAGAGGTGCAAAAACATCTCGACTATGTAATGGCTGGTGGAGATTCTTCTAAGTTCTTTGAGGCTTACAATCCAACCACTGACTATAACAACTTTGAGATTAGTGAAAAAGATCTAGGAACGCAACGTGCTATTCTAGGACAATACTTTCAACTCAAAGGGCACGACAATGAGTTCATCCAAGAAATGCTGGATGACTACGAAGACTCGGGTAAATTGTTTGGGAAAGCTACCGCAGCTAAAGGCGCACTAGCACAAGCTCAAGCAGAGTACCGTGAGAACATGCTAGCAGAGCAGCAGCAAGAGCAAGAGCGTGTTGCTGCGGAAAACTCAGAGTTCTGGGAAGGTGTTGCAGACATTATCGAGACAGGCAATGAGTTCGCAGGGGTAAGCATCCCAGATAGACAAAAAGGACAGTTCTTTGATTACATCTCTGAGCCTATTGGGCCTAACGGAGAGACTCAGAGAGACATGGACTACGCAGAAGCAGAACTAGAAGTTAAACTTGCTATTGACTACTTGATGTATAGTGGGTTTAAACTAGACGACATAATTAATACGAAAGCTAGAACTAAGAGCGCACAAGGTCTACGAGATCGGATTCAATCTAATCAAGAAAGAACCAAGAGTGCTAGAAAGGCTAGCCGACGTGCAAAGGAATTTGATCCAGATGATCTGGACATGACCGCGCTTTTTTAACAGCAACAAATTTTTAAAATTAGAATATCATGGCTTTGATGCAAGTACTGAAAACGTACTATAATGACCAGCAGATGACCGACACTAACTCGTTGGTTAATGCTTTGATGGAGAAGCCCGAAGAGCTCTCACCCATCATCACCCACCTAGCCGGACGCGAGGAGAAGAAGTTTCCACTCTCTTTCCTCACCGAAGGTGTAGGTAATACTAAATCTATTGACCGCTTCGAGTACGAGTACCGAGTGAAAACTCACGAAGTAAACGTACGACCAGTTGTATCTGGACCGGGGGCCGCAGCAGGCGCAGGAGGTGCAATTTTCTCTGTAACCTTCCCTGACAAATTTTTCATCTTTCCGTATACTCTCGTATCTCAGTCTGGGGTACTTGCTCGTATTATGGCAGAACCACAACCAGTAGCAGGTGGATACGAGTACAAGCTGAAGCTTGTTTCTCCTGACCAAACTAACATGCCAGCAGCTGATGTTGCAGCAGGCGCTTTGTTTGGGATGCTATTTGCTAACGTAGGTGTTGACTTCTCTAGAGGTAACGCATCTAACTGGAGTGCTCCAGGTTTGGTTCGCTCTAAGATTGGTACTGTACGTAAGTCTTACCACTTTGCTGGTAACGCTAAAGATTACGTAGCTGAGTTCGAACTCCCGATGAAGGAAGGTCGTTCTACCAAGCTTTGGATGGACTACGAAGAGTACCGTCACATGCTCAAGTTCAAGGAAGAGTGTGAGATGTACTACTGGTATGGTACCAAAACCTACGACAGCAATGGTGTGAATGAAATGCTTGACGAAAACGGCCAACCAGTTATCTCTGGTCCTGGTTTGTTTGAGCAGATCATCAACAAAGACACCTACTCTACCCTTACTCAGTCTAAGATTGAAGACACCATCGGTGACCTCTTCTACGGTATGACTGACGCTACTGACAAGCAGGTAACCCTGTTCACCGGTATTGGTGGTGCAAGAGAGTTTGACAAAGCTCTTCGTAACTACTACAGCGGTAACTCTTACCTACAAACTACCGAGTCTAAGTTCATCACTGGCTCAGGTCGTAGCTTGGGTATTACTGGCTACTTCACTTCGTACGATCACATTGATGGTCATACCGTGAACGTAGTTAAAGTTCCTCTATTCGATCACGGTCCTGTTGCTCAAGCTTCTCAGAAGCACCCAGAAACTGGACTGCCACTGGAGTCTTACAGAATGACTTTCGTAGATCAATCTACTT